ATTTACTAACCGAGTTACACAAGAAATAGTTAAATTTGTTGCAACGAATTCTAGCACTACTTTAAGATATGATAAATTTACTTTTGAAGTGAATGATTATTTTGAAGATAGTGAAACAGGATTTTGGACTTATGACATATACGAACAAGCAAGTTCAACAAACTTAATAATAACAGGATTGAATAAAGTTGAGAATGGGTATATGTATTTAAATCCAGCGATAATATTTGAACCGGTAATATATAACGAACAATCAAACACATTTATCACTTACAATGGATAACTACAAACATATCGTACTTCAGTTTGACCAAGCACAGCAACCGAGATTTTCTGAAAAGAAAGGTAAGGGTTGGGTTGAATTTGGAGAGCACAATAACTATCCTGAATATCTACTTTCGCTTTATAATGAAAGTCCTAAACATGGTGCAATCATTAAAGGAAAATGTGGATATATCTATGGGAAGGCATTTGAAGTGCCAGGTTCAGCCAATGCAAGTGATTCATGGAATGATGTTCTAAAGAAAGCAATTAAAGACGATGAACTTTATCGTGGGTTTTATCTTCAAGTTATTTGGAATAGATTAAAGCAAGTTTCTGAAGTTTATCACATTGAATTTCATAAAGTTAGAACAAGCAAAGACTTATCTAAATTTTATGTAAAGAATGATTGGATGGATTATAGAGAAAAGCCAAGGGAATACGAAGCTTTCAACGTTAATAATCCTTATGGCAGTCAAATATTTTACTATAAAGAATATAATCCTTCAAGTGATGTTTACCCTTATCCTTCATATTTTCAGGGTTTAAATTATATTGAAAGTGATATTGAAGTAAGTAGGCATATTTTAGGCAATGCAAAGCAAGGTTGGGTTGGAACTAAATTAGTAAATCTTAATAATGGCGATCCAATAGGCGAAGAAAATAAAGGGGATGTTGAAAGGAGTTTATTAAAGAAATTTACAGGCAGCGAAGGAAAAAGAGTAGTTATTATGTTCAATAAGAGCAAGGATAACGAAGCTAATATATTGGACTTGGGCAATACCATGTTGACAAAAGAGGATTTTACAAATGTAAATAATCTAATACAGCAAGAAATATTTGCTTCTCATCAGGTAACAAGTCCATCTTTATTTGGAATTAAAACGGAAGGGCAACTAGGTAGTAGGAATGAAATAAGGGATGCTTATCAGATTTTTAACAATACCTATGTAAGCGAAAGGCAGCAAGAACTAGAGGTTATTTTTACAAAGTTTAGGAATCTTAAAGGTGAGAAAGGGGAGTTTAAAATTATGCCTGTTGAACCTTTAGCGTTTGAATTTAGCGAAGCAGTTATAGCAGCTAATTTAACACAAAACGAAATAAGGGAGTTAATGGGTAAAGAACCATTACAGGCAGGACAGGTTACTTCAGACGGTCAAATAGTGGTTGTTAATCCTGAAACTGAAAAGGTTGTTAAACCTGGAGAAGTTCAACCTGTTCCTATGAACGATTCGCTTAAAAATCTTTCAGGTAGGCAGTATCAAAATGTTATGCGTATAGTTAGGCAGTTCGCAAACGGCAAACTAAATAAGCAACAAGCTTCTTTAATGCTTAAAAACGGATTTGGTTTTAGTGATTCAGATGTTAATACTTTCTTGGGTGTAGATGATGATCCTTTAACAGATGACGAAATACAAAAATTTAGTTTAACAAATGATGATATTCTTTATAATGAATTTACTTTAGTAGGTGAGGACAAAGGTCTTTATTCTATTTTAGAAAGTAAATCTTACAGTCAGCATGAATACTTTGCAGATATAAACGCTTTAAACCAATTACAAGCCAATATTTTGGACTTAATCGGTAAGGATAAGAGAATTACTAGCGAAGTAATTGCAAACACTTTAAACGTATCTAAAACGCTTGTAGAAGAAACTATCAAAGATTTAACCGATAGTAAGATTTTAGCTGAAAAAAAAAGTAAAGTAGGAATTGATGAAATAGTAGAAAGGGAAGTTATTAAACCTATTGCAGAGCTTGAAGGCAAGAATAGTAAGGTAACTGAAATATTAGTAAGATATTCTTATGAGTGGCGAGTAGCTGATAATGGTAATCCTTCAAGATTATTTTGCCAAAAGTTACTTGATTTGAATAGACTTTATTCAAGGCAAGATATAGAGTTAATAAGTATGAGAGTTGGTTATTCAGTATTTGACAGGTGCGGTGGTTGGTGGACTGAACCTGATGGAACACATAGTCCACAATGTAGGCACGAATGGAAGGCTAACATAGTTAAAAAGAAATCGTAAATATGAGCAAGAATATTTTATTTATTACTGAACAAACTTTCAAAGAGCGTACAGGTGCTTCTAATAACATAGATGGAAAGCAATTATTCCCAATGATTAAGGTCGCTGGGGATATTTATATTCAGCCAATTTTAGGAAGTACATTATACAAAAGACTACAAAACGGTATAGTAGAAGATAATTTAAACGCTTATGAAATAACTTTAATAGACGATTATTTAACGGATGCTTTGATTTGGTTTACTATGTCAATGCTTCCAATGTCTATGGGTTATCAATTATTTTCTAAAGGTTTCTTACAAAAGACAGCTGAAGAAAGTAACACACCTTCAAGGGCAGATTTAGAGCTTATAGAGCAGAAGTATAAAAGTATGGCAGAGTTTTATAATCAAAGAATGATTAAATACCTGCAAGAAAATTATACTTTGTATGGAGAATATTTGAATTACGGAATGGGGTTAGACGTTATATTCCCTGAACATAAAGCTTACACAAGTCCTATCTATTTAGGTGGTGCAGATAATAATAAACGTAGTTGGTTGAATCAATCAGTTAGTTCAGGTGCAGGTGCTTCGCTTCCTTTACAGGTAAGTTATTACACAGCTACAGCAGGATTAACAACTTTTACTGCAAATGATTTAGTAGGAAATACAACTATTTCAGCTTTTAGAAGTGGACTTAATAAGATAATAACAGGAAATCCAACAAGCGACACAGCTTATTTAACTATTAATAATGGTGTAGTTACTTTGCCTACAGGTGATGTAACTTTAGCAGGTGAGTTGTTCACGTTCTTATATCGTTAATTCAAAATAATTTATGAGTAAAGGGTACAAAAAAGAGTACATAGATAAAGTAAAACAAAAATTTAATGACCTACAAACAACTAACAACGGAAATAACAAGCATACTGCAAAATCATTTAATGATAAACACAGTAAGGTTTGCGACTCCAGTAGAGTGGTTAAATTGGGATGACCAACCTGTTTATCCTTTAGCTTCTTTTGCTATAAATTCAGGGGGTTATAACATAGGAAGGGAACAAGTTTTTAATATTCAGATGTGGTTTTTAGATAAAAGCGGTGTAGAAAGTGAATTTGAAACTGAAGTTACTTCAGATATGCATAGTATAGCAGCTGATATAGTTAGCAAATTAAGGAACGGATATAATCCTTACACAATAGATCCACAAATAAGTTGGACCGGAATAACTGAAAAGTTTGAAGATTATTTAAGTGGGGTGCAGTTGACTTTTAATATTAGTTTAGTATCTGATTTTGACGCTTGTTCAATTCCTGAACCTACTTATTTAACAACTGAATTTGAAGATAATTTAATAACTGAAGATAATATAAATATAATTTATGAGTAAAAAAATTAGCGAATTAGGCACAGCTACAACTATTACAGGAACTGAATTAGTACCTGTAGTTCAAAGTGGCGTAACTGTACAAACAACTGTACAAGGTTTAAAGAAATATAAAGTTTATGCAGCTTTATTTACACAGGTTGGAACAGCTGCTCCTACTGTAACAGTATTAGAAAATACTATAGGATCAATAAATATAACTTATAGTGCTGCTGGTAGATACTACTTAAATTCAGCTGCTTTGTTTACCGGAACAGTTCCTTTAATTGTTAGACCTATGGGGCATGAAGGTGAAATAAATTTTGATGAAGCTTGGGGCAGTTATTATGGAGTTAGAAAAGTTAGCAGTACTCAAATAGTTATAGAAACAGGGATACCTGATAATGGTAGAATGGATGACAAATTATTTAATCAATTTATTGAAGTAAGAATGTATAATTAAGTTATTAAGAAGTTATGAAGAAAATATTAATAGCAGTTTTTTGTTTTTTAAGTTTATTCAGTAAAGGGCAGGTTTATCAATCCATGCCGCAATATGGTTATGCAGCTCACAGGATGAGCTTTGATAGTACTTTGCAGATACCTACTTTTTGTGGTGTACCTACTTTAAAAAGCAATGTGTTAAAATTTGGTGCGATTGCTTTTGATTCATGCAATAATAGATTTTACTTTTATAATCCTAAAACAGCGGTTTGGGATACTATCAAAGGCGGTGGTGGTTCTACTGATACTACTTCATTAAGTAATAGGATAAATTTAAAGCTTAATATTTCAGATACTTCAGCTATGCTTACAAAGTATTTACGAAAGACTGATACTACAAATAAATTCGTTAATAATATTGCAAGGACTTTAGGCAAGGATTCAATAATATATTTTATCGGTTCTACAAGATATGCTATTAAAGATAGTGTAGGAACTAATCCTGCTCCTGTAGGTTATTATGGAGCATTTCAAGACAATACTATTCAGACTGCTGCTGCAATAAATACTCCATACGCAATGAAATTTGGTATTAATGATTTAAGTAATGGAGTAACAATAGTAAGTGATGGAAGTAATTTAACAAGAATAACAATAGCAAATACAGGAATATATAACATTCAATTTTCAGCACAATTTGATAGAACAAATAGTGGCACTGATGCTGTAGATATATGGTTAAGAAAAAATGGAACTGATGTGGCTGGAAGTGGTGGCAAAATAATATTAACAGGAGGAGCAGCTGCATCTGCAATTCTTGCTTCTTGGAATTATGTTTTAGATATAGTTGCTGGAGATTATTATCAATTAATGTGGAGTACACCAGACACACACATTAGATTACTATATGAAGCAGCACAAACTACTCCATTTATCCATCCTATAATTCCTTCCACAATACTTACTGTAACACAACAAAGTGGTATAATGGCAGGTACAGGGATGACTGCTTTAAATGGATTAACAGGAGCAGTTCAAACATTTGCTTTAGATTCTACAAATACAACTTTTAAAATAACATCTTCAGGAACTGCACATACTTTTAATATACCTAACGCTTCAGCTTCAGGAGTTACAAGGGGGTTAATTTCAAATATACAATACACTACATTTAATAATAAAATAGGAAGTAGTGATACTGCTTCTATGTTAACAAACTATTTAAGAAAAACTGATACTTCAACTTTATCAAATAGGATAAATTTAAAGGTTAATATTTCTGATACAGCTTCAATGCTTACTAACTATGCTAAAAATTCGGCAGTAAATTTAAAGGTTAATATTTCAGATACTGCAACTATGCTAACACCTTATTCAAGAAAGTTTGCAGCTGCTTATACTATGAATGCTAATAACACAAATGCAGCGGCAAGTGAATCAACACAAACGTTCAGGGATTCAGCACAAAAAGCATATACTGGAACAATAACATGGACAGGTACAACTGCTCCAAGTGGAGCTACAAATCATTCTTATAGATGGTTTCAAGTAGGTAAATTGGTTACTTTAAGACTTACTTTAATTTATGCAACGGCTGGAACTTTAGTATCAAGTGTTACTTGTACTTTACCTTCTGATTGTCCTACGCCTGAAATACCAACAGGTTCAACTGCAAATGGTTCTTTTTTATACATTGGAAGTGGAAGTTTGGCAACTGCTATAACAGCAGCAGGAATGGGTACATCTATTGCAGGTGGTATGTCTGAATTAAAAATAAATTCAGGTGGCACAGGTTATGAAATAAATATTTATAGAGCAGCAGCAAGTGGATATATTACAGCAAGGGCAACAATTCAATATTTCGCACAATAATATTTATATGAAACACATAAGACAAAAAGATACTGAAACATATACAGTATTAATTACTGAAGGATGGGATAAACCTTTAGAAGAACATCCTTCTATTATTGAACATCCTGAAGTTTTTGAAATAGCAGATTGTGAACTACCTACTGAACATTTACAATATTTAATTTATAATTAATGAAACATTTAGACCTTATTACTATTTGGGGATTATCAATAGGAACGTTTTTAACTTCTTCCCAAGTGCTTGGTTTCTTTGCTATTGTTGCAAGTATTACAAGCATCATTAACAACTTACCTGGAGTTATTAAATTCATCAAAAAATATATAAAATGAAAAGTTACAAAACAAGTTTAGTAGGATTATTATTAGCTGTTATCGTTGCAATTCAACCAATCGTAGAAGGTACTGGATACCATTTAGACGCTGCTTCTATCAGTAAGTTAGTGTTTGCAGGAACTTTAGCTGCTTTAGGTTTCTTGGCAAAGGATCATGACGTTACAGGTAAATAAAAAAAGGAGCTAGTAGAAACTAACTCCGATTACCTTATTCAATTTTAGACCATCTTCGGAAATACTCCGTACTGCAAATATAATAAACTTATTTAGATGGCAAAATATTTTATTCTTTTATTTTTGTTAGCTTCTTGCTATTCAGTCAAGATAGCAAATAAGCAATTAAATAAGGCACAGGAAACCTATCCTGAAGCAACTGCAAAGAAATGTGCTTTGTGGTATCCATGCGAACCGTTTAAAGCCGTTTCTGATTCAAGTCAATACAAGTTATGGATTCATCAAGTTGATAGCTTAAATGAGCTTAAAATAGACACCTTAATAAAGTTTGACACAGTTGTCAAGTATTCCTTGATTACTGATTGCCAAAAATTAGTTATAAAGTACAGGGATATTATTCGTAAATATCCGATAATACACGATACAATATACAAAATAGATAATGCTAAATTAATTAGTATTACTATTGAAAGGGATAATGCTCTAATAGAAAGGGCAAAGTATGAGGTTAAGTATAAGGTATTTTTAAAGATATCTTTTTGGTTATTATTATTTTTAATTTTATTCATAGCGTATGTTACCAAGTTCAAAGTGCATTGATTTAATAAAGAAATTTGAGGGGTTATTCCTTAAAAGTTATTTATGTCCTGCTGGAGTTCCTACAATCGGTTATGGTTCTACTATGTGGAACGATTCAAAGAAAGTTAAGATAGGTGAAGTGATAACTTTAGAAGATGCAGAAAAGTTATTAATGTGGGAGCTTGAAAAAAAATCAGTATGTTTACAAAAGTTAAATTTAAATCAAAATCAATTTGATTCTTTATTAAGCTTTATTTATAACGTAGGAGTAGGAGCATTTAATAAAAGTACACTACTTAAAATAATTAAAGTAAATCCTAATGATGTTAAAGTAAGAGAGCAATTAATGAGATGGGTTAATAAAGGCAGTTCATTTGAGAAAGGTTTAACTAGAAGAAGGACAGCTGAAGCAAACCTATACTTTACAATATGAATTTAAAACAAGTCAGAACAAACCGCAAACGTTTATTTTTTGACATTGAAGTAAGTGCTAATATTGGGTTATTTTGGCAGTCAGGATTCAAACTGAATATTGGTCCTGAAAGCATTATAAAAGAAAGGGCTATCATGTGTATTTGTTATAAGTGGGAAGATAGCAAAGAAGTACATTCTTTAGAATGGGATTCAAAGCAATGTGATAAGAAGCTATTAGAAAAGTTTGTAAAGATAGCAAACGAAGCAGATGAATTAGTAGGGCATAATGGCGATAGATTTGACTTGTCTTGGATTAGAACCAGGTGCTTATTCCACCGAATACAAATGTTCCCTAAATACGTTACCATTGATACATTAAAAATAAGTCGTTCAAAGTTTAAATTCAATAGTAATAAGTTAGATTATATAGCTAAATTTCTAGGAGTAGGGCAAAAGATAAAAACCGACTACGGAATGTGGAAGGATATAATGCTCAATAAGTGTAAAGCATCCATGTCTAAAATGGTTAAATATTGTAAAATGGATGTGATTGTTCTTGAAAAAGTGTTTAAAGAATTATCAATACATATTGAAGCAAAAACACATTATGGGGTTACCTTTGGATCTGATAGGGGAAGTTGTCCTGAATGTGGCAGTGATGAAATAACAATAAATAAAAGAAGAACGACTGCAACTGGAGTTAAGAAAATACAATACATCTGCAAAACTTGTTTCAAAACACATACTAAAACCGACAAATAAAAACATGAGAAAAATAATTGACAGTTTATTGGCTGTATATCCAATGAGTGAAAGAATAGCATTATTAGAATCTATGTGTAAACAATACCGTAGAGCTAATTCTATAAGAATAAATGAAAAGCAAATGGGAAGGCGAGTAGATGAAGAACGACCTGATTTAGAAATACTTAAAAATCAAAACTAATGGAAGATATTAAAGAACCTACTGAAGATGAAATAATCCAGGAAGAACAATTACTGCTAGAAGGTGAGGTTGAAATGACCACACGATCTGATTATATTAGTTGTGCATTCTATGCTATTTCTGCTATTGAAGGAATGGACACTGGTATAATGAGTAAAGAAGGCGCAAGGCGAATAAAAAGAATATTAAGAAAATCATTACGAATAATTGACGATTGCATAAATGAGATGCATGATGAATTGTTTGAAGAAGATACTGAAGATTAGGCGGGTTTTTTTCATAGGTTTTGTTTAGTTCCGGACTGAAGTTTCTACTTCGGTCCTTTTTTTTACCCTTATTTAGATATATTTCTTTTTATAATAACTCAATGTTTATAGGGGTTTCAGCGTACCAATAAAAAAACTTTAAAAAAACTTTCAAAAATATTTGTTTTAGAACTCTAATGTATATATCTTTGATTTATCAAACTGAAACAATAACAATTAAAACTAAACAAAATGACAACAACTAAAAAAATTTACGAAAACTTAAGAAGATTTGAAGTTGAATTTGCTTTTAATGGCGATATGAATTTAGCTAATATAAAAGAAAATGGAATTAATGTTTGGAGCATATTTGCTCATTCTGAAAAAAGCTTAAAAATGCAAGTAACTAAATGGATAAAATCAAATTGGTAAACTAACCAAAGACGCTGGGGTGCGACAGACACAACGCACATTTTTTAAACCTTAAAACTAAACAAATGAAAAAAATTAAATTCAAAATTGCTTTACTTATTTTAACTTCAATTATCATTACTACAGTTATTGGAGTTACACATTTATTTTACTTTATTTTTCACAACTAAACTAAACAAACATGAAAGACGCTTGGGAATTATTACTAGAATCTATTAGGACTTCTTCAGCTACGGCAGATGAAAAGATACTAATACTTGACAGCTTACAAAATTACATTCTATCACTTCAAAAACCTTTACAATGATTTTTTGCTTAATCTTTTTAGCCGCTGGAATATTTGCAACCTATTACTTAATCTATCAATTATCAGATTATAATGAATCAGAAACAAATGAACAAGAAGAAGAAGCACAGCAACCTTATAACTCTGCTTCTAGAATTATCAAAGAAAAATACAAATAGACAATATGTACTTAGAGTAGGACAATTAATTAACCATAAACAAAACACAAATGAACAAAAGTAACACAATCGGAAACCTTGCCAAAGCTTTGATAATATTCAAGCTTAAAGTAGACACCATTAAGAAGGATGCAAAAAATCCTTTCTTTAAATCTTCTTACGCTTCATTAAGTAATATACTTGATGGCATTAATGAACCATTGATAGAGTCAGGATTAGCTGTAACACAGTTTCCAAATGGCGACAATGGACTTACTTCAATCCTTATTCATGGCGAATCAGGCGAATGGATAGAATGTAACTATGAAATGAAACCTGTAAAGGATGATCCACAAGGAAGGGGAAGCTGTTTAACCTATCAAAGAAGATATGCTTTAGCTGCTATCCTTACTTTAAACATTGATGAAGATGATGACGGAAACAAAGCTACCTACGGAAACGGTACACCTACTGAACCTGAAAAGCCATGGTTAAATAAAGGAAGTGATACTTTCAACAAAGCAAAGGCAAAGCTTGACGCTGGAGAAACAACCATTGCTAAAATTAAATTAGTCTACAAGCTATCTAAAGAAGTAGAAACATTATTAACAACTAAAAATTAAAATAATGGTTGAATGTTATATTGATTCTCACAGTAGTTATTGTTTAGCACATGACGAAAAGTATAAAAAACTAAACGGTACACATAAAATTTTATCTTTTAATCCTTTTGAAATGTGTAGCATTAATCCTGAAAGATTTTTATTCTTTATAAAAAATAAATTTGTATTAATAACATATCATAATTGTATTCATAATGGATTAACACATCTTGAATTTAAACAAGATTTAATTAATAGCATTATTGTAAAAAATAAAATTTATGATGTGTATGATTTAGAAAGAATACATCTTGATAGAATTTTAAAAGAATATAGATTAAGAAATAAAAATCTTAAAAAATATCATAACGAAATAAATTTTATTTATTCTGATAATGCAGGTAAACAATATGCAATTACTAATAGAATACCATTTATGGATTCAATTATTAATCAAGATGAAATTTTAAGTAATTATAAAATTTGCAAAGATTATTTAATTAAAAATGGACTTGAGCATTTAATTAAAGAACTGGATGAATTATATAACTACAACCATTTTTTTGAATTTGATAAAATAGAAGTATTTAAAACTATAGAACATTTAATTGATAACATTAAAAAACTTTAAAAAATGCAAACAACAAAATCAGTAAGCTCAAAAGAATTATTAAAAGAAACATTCAATATGATGATGCTTTTAAAAGCTAAAGGAATATCAGTTGAAGAAGCAAAAGCACAATCTAATTTAATTAAACAAGCTAATAACTTGCTTCGTTATGAACTAGATAGAGCAGTAGCAATACAAAAATTTGATAATATAGAAATTAGAAACATTGAAGATTAATAACCTTAAAAATTAAAACTATGCTACCAGTATTAACATCAGGTCTTACAAAGACACAAATAAAAGTAATAGCTCAATCTTCAGTTAACGAGCTTATGAGTAACGGAAGGATATTAGAAGCAGCAGAAGCACTTACAGTAATGGAGAACTTTATTAAAGAAGTTAGATCCAGTAAAGATTTTACCGAATACGTAAGGGAAGAAGTAGGTAAGAATGGCAAGGATATAACCAATCCTTCAGGAGCTAAAATAGAACTAGCTGAAACAGGAACTAAATACGATTATAGCGGTTGTAATGATTCAGCTTTAATAGAAGTAGAAAGCAAACTTGTTGAAATAGAAACGCTAATTTCAGACCGTAAAGCATGGTTAAAAACTATTCCAGCAGAAGGCATGGAAGTAGTTATCGGTGATGAAATAGTTAGAGTATATCCACCTACTAAAACTTCTACTTCATCTTATAAAATAACATTAAGCAAATGATATGGATGTATTTAAATACTGAAATCAAAGGAGCTGCAAGTCGCAAAGTATATGGAGTTACAGGTGATAAGGTCGCTATATTAGATAACAATATAGAAATGCTACTTGTGCTCCATGAATCAGGCGAAAAGTTTCACATACAAAAAGAGTTATTATCACAAGAATTTATCCCAAAAGAAATAAAACATGAAACCAAAAATGAAAGCAAGTCCAAAAAAAGAGTTTAAGCCAAAGCCATGGTTAGTAAAAGAACCAGGCGAAAAGAAAGTTATGATCTACGGTTATGTTAAAGCTAAAAATAAAGCAATAGCAGAAACCACATTTAATGACCTTATAAACTTAAAGCAATGGTAAGCTTAACTGATAAGAACAAAAGAATATTAGACCTTGCTAAAAGTGGAATAGATAG